TCGACGGTCCCTCCGGTTGCAATCGTGCGATCTCCGAAAGTATTGTGCAGCAACACATCGGCTTCGGGCGGTGTGGTACTGTACCCGCTCCCTTTGAGGGCGACCGGAATTTCAAAGCTTCCGTCGTCAGGTCCGATCAACGGATCTTCAGGCGACAGATCCCCGGACATCTCCGGGTTTTCAATCAGCTTAACAGCTAATGACGGTGGTTTGGCGTCGCTGAGAGGTTTAATCACGTCAGTGGCACTATCGGCCTCAAGCGTGCCCTCAACGCTCTCTTCGACCACCGCAATCACCATGTTTTGTAATAGTCCCATAATAGCCCACGCCAGGCCGCCAGGCCGCAAAGATCATAATCCTTGCGACCTGGCGGCCTGGCGAAAATCTCCTTTTTTAATCTTTCTGCCCCCGGAGGGACTTGACTACATCCTCAACCCCGGCTTCGCGGATCGCCCGCTTGATTCCGATCGAGCGCATGCCGTCATCAGCCTCCAACAAATCCATTTGACTGACGAACTCAACGATCTCGCCGATAATCTGGCCCAGGTCTTCGCCGAGTTCGTGGGCACGTTCCACGTTTTGCGCCGTAAAAACATGCTCTTTGACAAATTTCAATAACTTGATAATCCGATTGATATCCATATGGTTACTCCTTTCCAATAATAAGTACCTGGACAAAATTAATTGTACATGTTTCCTCCGTTCGTCCTGAGCTTGTCGAAGGACTGTTTATGATTCGACAGGCTCATCACGAACGGTTCATCAGAATATGAAAATAATTTTGTCCAGGTACTTATTAATAAAATGCAGCGTTAATGGTTAAAAATTCAACTAACAGCCGTGCTTCGTTCAGCCCCACATAATTCATATCCGGGGGCAGCGGATAACTTTTGGTTTTCGTCCAGCTACGGGCCACCAGGTTGTCGGTCAGTCGATTATCATCTAATAAAAGCTCTGCTCGGTTGATCACGGTCATCACATCCGTGAGTCCTTCCTCTGAGGCGAAATTTTCAGCATAGGCATGCACCATGATCTGGATAATCTTTTCCCCATTGCGGGTCACCGGATAGCGTGGATTGTCTTCGTCCAACGGAGCCAGGACGATCGCAGGTAATGGCAGAACTTCATACTCAAATGTCCCGCTGTGCCCCTGGACAATCGTCGGGCAATCAGCCTGGGTCAGCCCCAGGATCGTATCACCGTTGAGCACCCGGTCGGTACGCAACGCGATCTTAACCTCCGGGATAATATCGGCTGATGTAATCAGTGTCGGCATTATGATTTCGACTCCTTCATATAATCTTTGAAAACCTGGATAATGTCGCCTTTCAGTGTGTTCGACATCACCAAATAGGGCCGCGCCGTAATCCGCATTCGGCGGCTGTGGGCGGCAACCGTGACCCGTCGTGGGGCCATCGCCCGACCAAAGGCATGGGTCTGGTTGCGGCTGTGGCTGCCCACCTGCTGCACCCCGCTAAATCCAAATTGATGCACATTAGCATAACGCACATTCGTGCCCACTTCCAAACTATTAGGCGTCTCCTGATAGACACTGCCCGCCCCCTTTGATGTGATCGAGGCCATCAATCGACCGGTCAACCGCAGCGGTTGCCCGCCGCGTTTTACGGGAGCCCATCCGGGACCGCTGGCGGCAAAGCGTCGTTTGACATCCGCATAGATCACCAGGGCCGCCCGCGTAAAAGGTACATGCAGATTCCCAAGCTTGCGCTCGTTCGTGCGCAAGCGATCCATAATACGGTCAAGGCCACTTAATTGGATAATCGCCATAATTATGATGGTGATGTGCCGACAAACCCGTCAAGCGGGTCGGCCTCATCGCTATCCATCGTAAATAGCACCGGATCGACATCTTCGGTCGAACTCCAGGCCTGGTCTGTATCCGCCCGGGTACTGCCTTCACTCCAAATGACCGTGCCATCGGGCAGCGTCAGACAATGTTCGGGTTGCGCCAATGCCTCTAAATCAGTTTTAGCCGCTTCATAGGCACTCTTCCAGTCCGCCGAGACCTTCTGTCGTCTGCCCGCTAATCGGAAGACCCCGTAATCAACCGCATATTCCTGGACGATCTCCGGGACGTTGCCAGCCTCAAAGGGCACATAATCCGGATAGGCCGGTTTCAGGATGACATCGATGTGCCGGGTCGCCCAGGCCAACACTCCGTTGATGACCGTGCTATCAGCCGTGCCATCACGGTCGTCATCCGCAAACTGCTTGACCGTTTCTGCGCTAATCTGGGCTTCAATCGCTGCTTGTGTCGTGTAATACGCCATTTTTTTTGATGATAGACTACAAAAGTTTTAAAAACTTTTGTAGTCTGAATACTCCTGTCTACGCCACCGCGTCTTCAAAAAAATAACACACGTCAGTGCTGACGAGCTCCACATCCGTGCAGCCTTCCACGATCACCTTATAGCCTCCCGATCCGCGTTGTTCATCCCGGATCTTTCTCACCCGGGTCGGTTTGCCATAGAACTTCCAACAGAAGGTATAGCCCAGGGAGATCTTTTTGATCCCTGGCTTCGGTTGGACAAAGGCCAACAACGCATGTTTGCCCCACAGTGGCAGCCGGGTTGTGGCGGCCCGTTTTTCCGTGCTGTCATATTCGGCCATACCGACCAACACCTGATCGACTCGACATAACCGGGCGATGTCCTGCAGCGTGACCTCCGCTGGTTTGCCCGGGCTGGCCCCTCCAGAGATGCGGGCGACGATACTGGCATGAGTCAGCAGGGCTAACTCCACATCTTCGTTGATGATCAGGGTATTGGGCTTTTTGCCGTGGCAATTGCGCCGTCCTGTCAGGATCGCCGCAATCGGATCGCTACTTGCGTGACTCCATTGCGTTGTCCCGCTGAGTTGGGTTTTCTGTGCGACTGGATAATTCGCCGCCGTAAACACCAGATCGACACAGCGTTTCTCCTGATGGCGTTCCCACTCTTCAGTCACATCTTCCGTCGTATCGCGTAGAGGATCGAGGGGTTTATCCGCGTTGTCCTGCTCGCTATCCTCCACAAAATCCCCAAACGCATACTCCTCGCAGCTATAATCTTCTTGCGTGACCCGGTAGTCCACTTCCTGCGTATAGGCTTTCGGAGGCCGCAGGCCGCCGTTTGCGACCAATCTCAGCCGCTCCTTAACGTCATACGAAAAATATTTGTCACTCTTTTTGTTGACGCTTACCATCGGCAACACCTGCCGCCAGATATACTCTTGCATGGGGTGCATGATCGAGATATTGGTCAGCACGGCGTCAACATGCTTTACACTTGGGTTCTGAGCCATGATTCTCTTCTCCTTCAAACGAGGATCGTAAGGGCGATTCGCGAATCGCCCCTTACATCTCTCACCATTATTCTAGGTTGTCGTGAATTCGTCCCAATCGGCGGCGCCGGTCGCTACCGTGATGGCGATAAACACACCAGCGTCAGTTTGGTTGATCCACATCGCGCCTGGAGCAAATTTCTTGCCCAGCGCTGCGGTATCGACGCCATCATTGTTGACTCCGGGGTCTGCGGCCGCAGCCACATAGACCTCACCGGCCCGCACGATGCTATTATCGATGACCTCCAGCCACACGGCCGCGCCGGTGCTGACATCCAGACAGACGAAAAGACTGTCATCCGTGGCGTTGGTCCAGAACGCACCCACCGCAAATTTCTTGCCCAAAGTGGCCGTATCGGCACCATCGTTGTTGACCGTGGGATCAGCATCTGCGGAATTATAGGTTTCCCCGGCTCGCACGATGCTATTATCGATGACTTCCAGCCAGACGGCTGCGCCGGTGCTGACATCCACGGCGATGTGGAAGCTATCATTGGTGGTGTTGATCCAGATCGCCCCGATCGAGAAGGTCTTTCCCAGAGCGGCAGTATCTACGCCATCATTGTCTGTGGTCGGGTCGCTGGCGCTGCTGTGCACCTCGCCCCCTAACACGCCGCTCGGATCGCTGATCTCATTCCAAACTGCCGTATCATCGGTATTGTCGGTACATTGAAAAAGACTGCCATCAGTGGAATTAAACCATAAGGTTCCCACATCATAACTGTCATCCGTGGCTCCCGGATCTGCCGTATTCACCACTAACGGCAAAACAATCTTCGATTCGTCTACCACCTTCCCAAAGCACCAAATATCACTCGACCCGCTGGCCTCCTCTGCGATAGCGGCGACATGATGAGTCTCGCCTAAGACCGTATCCTGGGTTTTAAAATATCCGGTTGTTGCTGTGACAATGAGTTCATCGCCGTCGGTGATCGCCCCGGATGTGCGCAATTTGGCAATGCCGGCTTTGCGCAGATTCACTTGTTTCCCGGCCTCAACATCGTACATGACTACGCCTTTAATACGCTGGCCGTCCGCGGTCGGAAGCTTGACCGAATTGACTGAAGCCCCTTCGATCACGCCCGTGCCTTCGTACAGGGCTACGTCCGCGATGTATCCGAGGTCTAATCCGATTCCTATTTCTCGTGCCATGAGTTTTTCTCCTTTTTGTCGTTTGTAGTAACGGCTTCAGCCGTATCATGACACCGCTAAAGCGACTACTACGAACGGTTATCAGGGTTTAATTTTCCCTTGCAGGCTGAGTTCGCTGGCCGCATCCGCGTAAGACATATTGTGCTCTTTGGCATAGGCTTTCACCATCGAATCGGCATCTTGCGGTGCGCCGCGCTGCCAACTGCCGCCAGCACGTTCCTGCATGTCTACCAGGCCGAGTTCGTGGAACTTGTCGATCATCGATTCAAAATAATCCAGGCGCGTAGCCTGTTCCTCGCCAAAGGTTTCGACCTGGTTGTCATCCAATCCAGCCATAAACTGCTCGACTATATTGATGACGACTGTCGGAACGGCCTGCCCGTCTTCATTTGGTTGCTGCCAGCGTTCCAGCATATTGGTAATCCGCTCTTGCTTGCGCTGCTGTCGCTCTGCAAAAAGCTCCGCTTCAGTCTTTTTGCTTTGACGTTGCAATGTGGCGACTTGCCTGCGCAGTGGCCCCGTGGCCTGCCGGACCGCTTCGGCGATCATGCGCTGCACCGTGGCCTCAGAAAATTGCGCGGCTACGGGCGAACCGCCTGCGCCTTCCTCACTTGCTTCCGGCATTTTCCCGGCCTGCAAATCCTCGACCGCGACGCCCAAAGCATCGGCGATAGCTTGTAAGGTGGTTTCATCCGGTTCCACAGCGCCAGTTTCAATGGCATCAATATCGTCTCGCGATTTGCCGATAATTTCCGCCAGATCCTCCGGACTCATTGCCAGGGACTCGCGCCAGGCTGCTATAGTTTCTCCTAACATGGGTCTATCCTCCATTTCAAAGCGTTCGATGTCACCATAGGAATCCTTAAAGATCTCAATATCTCTGAAAATCTCCGGGTAGGCTTGCTTTAAGCCCTTGACCTCCGGTGCATCAGCGCCAAGTAATGCGACGGATTTTATCACATCTGGTACGCACGCCCCGTCGCCAGGTGCGAACAGACGATATTTCTCGACTGAGACATTTGGAAAATGCTTGTCTGCGACCTGGGCGATCTGCCCAGGCACGCCGCTAATATCGGCCATCACATAGGGGCCGCCCTTGCCAGGGTGTAAATAATAGCGCACAGTTTGCCCCAGGGCCGCGTGTTCCAGCAGCGCGGGCTGTCGCGTGTCGTCATGCGTCAGCTTCAGCTTTAGCACGCTGCGAAAATGTGGGCGCATCAAATTTGAATTGCGCACGATCCGCCGCATGCGGGCCTCGTTATAGAGTTCGCCGCGACGGTAGCCGGGCTTGAAAACCGGAACGCCTTTGAGTGTCGTATATTGCATAATTTTTTTCCTACATTAAAAGGGGATCTCTTCCCCATACAAGGCCGCGAATAGTTTGGCCTCGGTTTCTTCAGTTAGCGGTCGCTGTCCCTTCAGAATCATGCAAATCAAGGATCGGGCTACGCCGGCCTTTTTGGCCAGGGCATTCTGACTGAGGCCTTGCCGTTTCAGTTCCTCCCGGATCTCCCGGGGCGTCAGCGTTCGGCGTTCATCTTCCTCTAGTTTGACCGGTATTTCAAGAGCCCTCGGATCTTCATCCGTAATCATGATGCCCGTTACTCGGGTTTCAACCTCGATCGCTAGATCAGTCAGGGCTTCGATGCGTCGGGCTTCCGCTTCATTGCCAAATTCTTGCCCGTATTTGGTCCGATATCGTGTAATGGCTTCCATATGATTATTTTCCTCCTACCTTCGGTGTCCCCGCAAATCCCTTGTCCGGGGCCACATCGAGGGTGACGGTTTTCGTTTGTAATTCTACATCAATCGTATCCGGAATTTCTGTTGTCACCTGATAGGTTTGCGGATCGGCTTTGGCCCGGTAGATCGTCACAGGGATCACATCGCAGCGGCAATTGTAGCCATTCGGCGGCCACCACAGATCCCAGAAGGGATCATCCAGCGGCAGCGTCACGCCATCCACGGCCGCATGCGCCGGACGGGTACGAGAGTCATCAATCGCGTCGTACTGTAAGTACTGAAGAATGTCACTCACAGCGGGATCGTGCAGCATCTGCCAGGTGCCCTCATGATAGGCGGTCTGGATATTTGTCCGAAAGACCGTCCGCAAATGATGATCGCTGATCTCGGTCACGCCGTAGGTTTCAAAAATCTGTTCGATAGACTTCTGAAATTCCGGGTAGGTCAATCCCTCGTTGATCGCCTCTTCAAGGATATCTTGTACGAGTTCCAGCACCTTTTCCTCTTCGACCCCAGCAATCGTAAAAGCGACTCGTTTCATATCCTCGCTGAGTGCGGCAAATTCTTCGGGCGTCATGATCTGCTTGTCGGCGATGAATTGGGCCGCCGCTTCCGGGGTCAACGGCTCTGCCAGGATCTCAACATCTAGGTCTTCAGCAAATTCCTCTTGCCTTTCGCCGCTCTGCGCCTCGATCCGCTGCTGCATGACCCAATGCCCCAGGATATTCGCCGACGTCAGAGTATTTGCCAGCCACGCGCCGAATTCGTCCGAGTTGCGCGGCGCGGCATCCAACTGCTGGCGATACGCTTCAAGAGAGTCAGCCTCTTGCGCCAGCCGCTGAATCGGCTCGACGAAGACGGCACGGTACAGCGGGGAACCTGCTTGCAGCGCGTGATCAAAAAGAGCATCAGCCGGGGATTTACGGGATTGCATGGTAGTCATAGTTTCTTCTGCAAAGGCTTCGGCGCCGGCCTGCGGCTGAGGGACATTCGAAACCGCAGGACCGGACGCCTGGCCGACGATGGCCTCGCCGGGCTGCGGTTCGGGTCGATTATACTTCTCATAAAAATAGCTCTGGGGCAAGCGCACACCCATCGTTACGAGCTTTTCGTCAATCTCGACTTCGTATTTCAGATCCTCGCCGGGCTGCGTCTGCGTGACAATATACGGGTAGCCCCATTTAAACAGCGTGTCGGCCTCCCAGACTCCGCTCTCATTCGGATGCATGTCGATCTGCGGAATTGTAAAATTGTAATCCACCAACCAGGGGATTAACTGCCAATTGAGGATCGTATCGATCCATTTGCCATCCGCAATCAGAATATCGCTGCGCACATCGGCATGGATTTTGCCCAGAGCATACGAGCCGCTCTTCTGGCCTTCCTGCGTGGTCAGCGTCTGTCCCAGGATGGCCTTAGAAATTTGCTGATCGCATTTGTCGCAGAGCAGCTCGAATCCGGCATTCACGCTGCCGGTTCGGGTAGCCTCCAGGAAAAAGACTTCAAAGCCAGCGGGTATAGTAATATTGGTTTTTGATTGTACGCTATTGAGTACCTCGCGGATTTTGGTGATCTCTTGCTGACTGGCTCCTTCGGGGATTTTTCCAACTACGGTCGGCATCCCGAATTTTTCCAGAAAAATGACCCAAAATTTAAACCCGTTCTTTTTAAACCAGACATACCAATGGACGCTTTGAAAGAGGGAGGTGCCGTAAGGATTCTCATATTCCGGTTCAAATGGGGCCACCAGGTATTTACGCGGGGGCTGCCAGATGCCGTCGATATCCCAGGTGTGCTCTTTCTTGTAGAGGTCTTCATTCTTGATGAGGAATCTCTCCGGGTCGCGGTCTTTCACGTCCGTCACAAGCGTTTTCCTGTCCAGATTCTTCCAGAGGACTTCTTGCACGGTATAGCCGTTTTTGGTGCCGCTGCGGAAGGTCTGCATCACGATCGTATCCAACCCCCGCCGTTTGAGGTAGACTTCAAGATTCCAGCGCACGAAGTCGGCGATCTGCCGGTCGCCCTGGCTCTCGCTGGCCGCGTGGATCTCACGCGCGCAGCCTACTAACGCCATGATGCGCGTATTCCACACACTCTTGACATGCGGATCGCGGGCCACATCGTCATAATAGGCCAGTCCTTTCTCACGGGCGATCTCATCGGGATTCTGGTAATCCAGACCGAGGGACTCCATGATCGAGGCGCGCCCATAGCCAGCGGCAAATTCTTCTTCAGTCGCTAGTGGTTGATTATTCGGACCGTACAGCATACAGCATCAATATCCCTCAAAATTCGTATATCTGGCCGAAAGCTCGGCGGTTTCGCGTTCGCCCTCAGCCTCCAGTTGTTCGGTTGATGCGCCGCGCATCCGGCGCATAATCTGTTGATACGCTTCTTCCAGCGCGTCCGGGCCGTCGTCGTGCACGCTCTTGCTCGGAAAGGCTAGCAACTGTTTGACCAGTTCATCCTGGTCGCTGTGGCCGCGCTGAAAGGCGATTAAACGCCGTTCAATCGGGCTTTGTAATTTGCGGATACGGTTTTGCTTAGAGATCTCAGAGCCATGATGAACCGGGCGTAACCGCAAATGCACATGATGGTCTTTTTCGTAGAGTTCAACCGCCTCCCAAAGGTAATCCTTCAGGCCATTCTCCTCAATGGCATAATCACAGTCGTAGATCTCCTGCTGTTCGTGGATGGCCTTACACAGTTCTTTGGGGGAGGCTTTGCGGATAAAGGCATGTCGCGTATAGATTTTCATGGCCGCCCGGTCGCCGGTCAGCGTGATTACCGCTTTGGGATCGCCACTGGACGTCGCCGAGGGGTCCACGGCCCCGTAAGTAATCGGTTGGACGAGCCGTGGCAGTTTCTCCACATAGCAGATCCATTCCTCCCGAAAATCGCGCTCCCCGCTGGGCAGCGGATCGAGCAGGTATTCCGAATGCCAGGCGGTCAGCCCGGAATCAAGACGTATGGCATCAATTTCCGTCTGGGTATAGACTTCCGGCCAGGTCGGCTTGCCGTGCTTATCGACAATCGGGATGCGGTCCTTGACGATCTGCCGGGTCTCGTCTTTCCACAACTGCCAGGTGACGCTGTCGGTGGTCAGCGGCGTGCCGATATATTTCAGCGAATATCCGCCGTCTTTCTGGCGCTGCATGGCCGGTCGGATCGCCTTCCAGATGCGGTTCATGCGCTTTGTACATTGTTCGGGATTTTCGGCGGTGTCGTCGTCTTCCCAGTCGTCAACCGTGGCATCGTCCGGGCGGTACGGCCCAAAGCGCAAGCCCCGGTATTTACTGCGATAGCCGCGCGCCAGGACTTTGCGGTTGTTGCGGGTCGTAAATTCACTCTCAGACCAGTCAGACTGGCCGCGCAGATCGCCATAATCCTGTCGTAAGCGGGGATTCTCTTCGATTTCCAGCTTCAAGGCCACGGTAAAGAGCGTGGCAACATCTTCGTTAATCGAGGCGATCAACAAAAATCGCCGGGTTTCCTGGTAGATCTTATAGAGCGGATCACCGAATGTGCCGATCGCGCTTTTACCCCATCCCCGGAAGGCCATCAGGAAGTAGAGTTGATTCAGCAGGTCGCAATGGTGCAGGGCGCGGATATGTTTGGAGGTGAATTCGTAGGGGAAATAATGCGGACAATAGAAACGCAAAAACCAGGGTTTATCCGCAGCGGCGCGGGCGCGACGATCGGATCGTCCTTCAGTCGGCAGCCGATCCAATGTCCCGGCCTCTTTCATCTTCTGCCGCAGTTTTTCGCGTAAGTCCTGTATGTCTCGCTCTGTCAGTGCCATGCTTGAATCAGATTACAAAAGTCTTGAAGACTTTTGTAATCTTGAATCACAATAGTTACTCATCACATCATGGAACCGCAGCATGTCCGCCTGCTCCAGATGTCCGCGTTCATGTTCCGCGCTGCAAAAATCAACGATATCCATCGCGGTCAACAAGAGCTGCTTCTGACTCAATAGCCTGAGTTCATGCGACATCTCCTTGATGGATTTCACAAATTTGTGCAGGCCGTCCATGATGGAGGTGTCAATGTCGCCAATCGGCGTGTTCTTGAGTTCCCGGGCTTTCTCCAGGAGAATCCCGGTAAACACCTTGATCACGTCATCCAGCGACTGCACAGGTTCCTCTGCTTCCGCAGCAGCGTGCGTGGCGGCCTGCGCTTTTTCTTCGAGCCAATGTTCCTGTGCCCGCCATTTTTCCAGCGTCTTGCCGGCAATGCCCGTCACCTTTGCGATCTGCGCCAGGTCCTCAACACCCTGCTCGAAAAAGAGCCAGCGGGCGTACTCGTATTTCGGATGTTTACGCCGCCCCATCGATCTTCTTGCGCTGCTCCAATA